CGCAGGTATACAAATCAAACTGCATTAACCCTGGATCCGCTTCATCCCATATATGAAACGCTATATGGCTAGTCTCAATCATTACAATAGCCGTTAGGCCCCGATTGCCTGGTTTGTCAACATAAGATGCAAAAGGTCCTTGAATAATCTTCATATCAATACGCTCAACTAAATTTTTTAAGAAGGTTTTTGCCTCTTCTTCGCTGTTCATAGGCTTCTCAACTCTGGCGTTGATTAGCAGGTGTTTGTGAAATAACATATTTACCCCAATCTAGTTTTCTAGTATACACTATTTGACAAGTTAGTTCCAGTATGCTAGAATTAATATATGCACTTACTAGGACTAGAAATTCGGAAAGACCGTAGAGAAAAAAAATACTCTATGAAGGCTTGCTACCGTTGTAGCAGGATTATCTGGGTTGCAAAAGATCAACTTCGTGTTGATAACTACTGCTCAACTTGCGAATAATATGGGTATCTTAGATAACCTTGAGGCAACTTTGTTCCCAGAAGAAGCGGGTAACGGAGAAATTATCCAAGACGAAATACCATTTGAAGTAGAAGAACGTTTAAATAAAGAAGCAATAGAAAAATATAACGAACGTCTAAAGTACATGGAGGAACATGGAATCTAAATATCCTGACTCTTGGAATAGACACACTCCAAAAGGTATGAGCCTTGTAGACGAAACAACTAAGTCAACAAAATGTTGTGATACCTGTGAGTGTGGTCAAACCGAAGAGCAAAAGTTTAACAAACTAATGGAGACTCAAACCTCATTTGAGGAATAACTAAAAGATCTCCAATTTTGTCGGGGCACCAATAAGACTCTCATTAACACTGGTCCATAATTGTGACGACATACTAGTATTAATTCTAGCAGACATACCTATAGACTCCATAACATAGTTATATCCCCCAGACTTGGTTTGAACTTTGTTCCATAATCCATTATCATATATCAAGGTTTGGGAATCAAAAATAAACAAATAATAAACCTTCTTTTCATTTTCGGCGGGGACAGAAGACCAATCCTCTTCTGACTTAGCAAGACACACATAATACCTAGCACTATTATCCACTACGCTAGATATCATGGCATCTAAGGTTTGATATTTACCTAGCCTGGATCCAGAGAAGGTTAGTGTGTTATTTGCGTATACTCCAGATTTAATAGAGAAACTCTCGCCTGACTCTAAAGACATGTCTACGCTGACTGAATGAGATCTATTTGGTTGCCAGTTGTTTATCAAACCATTTTCTGTGAAAGTGTTGGCGATAAGTTCTTCTAGAAATTCGCTGGTACAAGGAAGTCTATAAACACTATGATGAATTTTTAATTTACTTGTCAAACCTTCAATTAGGATTTGTTTAATGTTATCTAGCACAATCCATTATATCCTATATCGGGATATCAAGCAAACATAGATATTGCATCCAGTTAGACATTAGTGACTGCGTAGCAGGCATAGTGTGTCTTATAGTGGTTTGGTATTTCTATTTTCGGCTTTGTTAATTCCCGCGGAAATTTAATCTCATATAATGATATAATAATCTTATTATGACAACTTCCGATTGGGCTCAATTTATTCTTGCTTTGCTTTCAATTGGAGCAATTGTAGTTGGATCAATTCGTTGGTATATTCAAGCCCAGATCAAACCTATCGGCGAAGCCGTAGAGGATATTCGTTCCGAAACTAAAACAAACGGCGGAACTTCAATGCGTGACGAAATTAGAGCCATAAAGTCCGAGCAAGAAGAAGCAAAACATCTTCGTAAAGCAACTAGCGATAAACTAGATCATATGTATGAAGTATTGTTAGATTACGTTTCTCGTTCTAAATAATTACTATATATTATATATAAAGAATATCTTAAAAACCTTGTTTGCTAGTTATTCTTTTTCTTTATATTTTTAAGTATACACTATCAATACCCTGGATTTTACAGTTTATATAGCAGACAACATAACTATTTGATAACAATTATTTTTATTGCCTGGTTTATAACGTTTTGTTACAATTTATGCTGTTTATAACGTTTTGTTATAATATGCCCTATTTGTCCTAATACAATGTTATAATTTTTACGCTGGCACCTAGATTCTAACCCCCACCCCACTGCGTCTAGGTGTCCAGTTTTATTTAATGGTATAATCAATTATCATGTGTGCTCCTACAGTAGAAAAATATGGCGCCTCGCCAGCAAATATTCAATGGACAGTAGTCCGTGGAGACACAGCAACCCTGCTTGTACAGTTTTTAGAGGATGATGAAATAACCCCTTTTGACTGCGACGACTGGACGTTTAGAGCAACTGCCTACGATCCAATGGGAAATGTATTAGATAACCTAACTGTAACTGTTGATGACAATGAGGCAACAATTACGGCTCCCGCATCAATTACAGAAGACTGGGGCACAGGCTACAATCAAGTAGCAGCAGAATTAAGATTTGACCTTGAGGTAATTATAGAAGGTGGCAGCGGACCAAATGCAGACACAGTTTGGACTCCAGTTATAGGCACAATCTGTGTCCTAAGTGATATGACGCCAGGTCTATAATGCCAATAGTAAAAGTTTCAAACCCTACACCACTACTTCCGCCAGTAATTAAAATTGGCAAAAAAATATTTAAAACTAAAATAAAGTAGTTAGGATAAGTCATGGCTAAAAGCATGGACTTTCCCCCAAAGAAAAAATATCTAGAAACAATTCAAGAAGTTAGAACAACCGAGTATATTGCCGTTCCTGGAATTACTGGAGAAAAAGGTGAAGTCGGACCAGCAGGACCACAAGGAGAACCTGGCCCAAAGGGCGATAAAGGCGATAAGGGTGACATTGGTAGGCAAGGTCCACAAGGTGAACGTGGAGAGCCAGGGAGGGCAGGGGATGGATACGATAGCCCATCTGGTCAGTATCCTGGTTGGGGATATTATGCAAACCAAAGTACTCAGGCCTATAGGCTAGGTCCAGAAAGAGGAGAAGATGGTTGGGTAAATTTTTTCTTAGATATAGATGAATCAAAAACCATTCAAACTTATTTACCAAATAAATCTGTTTCTCTATTAAACCCAACAACAAAAACTATAAATTTAAAAACCTTAAAGGTTGGTTCAAAAGTAGACGTTAGATATGATTTTTCTTTACAGACATATGTTCCAAATACAGAGGTTTGGATTAGAACTCTTTTACGAGATGAGGACCTCTCACCAACTGGATACGTTGGCTTAGTCAAATATCAATACTCATACGACATCTCATATTGTCAAACCATCTTTATCAATAGCGATAAAATTAAAAACTATGGAGGACAACCCCAAATCAGAACTGACAATGAAAGTTCTTTTATTCTAAAAGGCATCTATGTGTCAGTCTCTTAGTGGTATAATTAAGCAGGAGGACTAATGGCATTTCCAGGCACATATAATTTTAATTACTACCGTGGTGATAGGTATGAATTTGTAATCCGTCCAAAAACCGCAAACGGTGGGGCTTTTGATTTAACAGGATACAGCGCAAATTTTTTTGTTGCTAGTGCAAGAGGCGAAGGTAAAACTCAGTACGAAATGCAGGCTGTTGTTGATGGTTCTGCAGATACTGTAACTTGTACAATCCTTCCAGGCGCAGGAGAAGAACTAACTGCTGGAAATTATGTTTATGATGTTCAAATAGATTCTGGTGCAACATTAGTTTATACACTTTTAACGGGGACTGTAACAGTAACAGATGATATTTCTGGAGCAGACGATTCATAATGGTTGACGTATTACTTAATACCGATGATGTTGTAGTTATAGGACCACCAGAGTCAATTGACTTATTAGTTGATATTGGTCCACAGGGAGTTCGTGGCAGCAAATTTATCGTTGGTTCTGGAGAACCTAATGCACTAACAGCCAGTGGTATTTTATTTGGGAATACTTTAATTTTAAATGATATGTATATCAATACCGCCCCAGGAGAAAATTATGGATATATGTATCAATACATTTCTCAGGCTGGTGCAAATACCTGGGTTCAGGTTTTAAAGGTAAGTCCAGCAATTTATTCGGCTATAGAAACAATTCCCTTTACATCTGGCGCAGCATCAATTACGATTCCAATATCAAACATAGTAACAGTTAGTGGTTCACCACTTACCGCTTCAAATTTCAATGTTCAATTTAGAATTGAAGGAGCAAATCCAATTGCATCAGCAATGGAGATTCCTGCTTTGGCAGGGGCTGGAACAAACTTAGTAATAAATTTTGACGCAGTTCAATATAGCGGTGGTACTTGGTCAGCACTTACTGGAAGTAAGACGATCCATCTATTTATCTCTATAGTTTAACAAAAATGGTATAATCTTTATAGAGGTGACCACATGGCTGTAGAAAATATAGGAAACTTAGTACCAACTAAAATTCCAGCATTAAGTGATGATGCTAATATTCAAGATGCCCTAAAAGCATATCATTACGGATCTTATGATTTTAATACTGCAGAAACCAACACGGCAAATCTTTTAAATCCATCTATTGCTTACACGATTACTAATTTACAAACTCAAATTACCACAAAGGCTGCCCTAGAAGTTGCAGCAAGAGATAGTTCAAGAGCAAGTACAACTGCTCCTACCGCAGCAGCATTTACAGCATTTTCCAATACAATCCCAGACGGCTATGTCTGGTTAGATACAGATTCATCAGCAGGGGTCGGATATTATTCAGCAACATCTGCATACACAACAACTGCTCCGTCAACAAATTTGGCAAACGGACTTATTTGGATTAAAAAAGGTTCAAGCCCACTTGAAATGTATGTTTATAATGGCGACACTAGCACTTTTAATAGGGTGATCTAATGCCAACAGTATTTGATTCAGACGGTAAGGCAGCCTACGTATACAATGTAGCAAATGATACTTGGTATCAAGTTTCTGGAAAAACAGACATCTCTGGAACATTTGAATGGACTGGACTACACACACACCTTTCTAACTTTACAACCGCAGAAGCATCTGTTGCAAAAAAAGGAACCAATAATTTTCTTAATCCAGCAGCCAGAGATGCAGCAATTCCTTCCCCTACTGCTGGAACTGTATGTATTATAAGACAAAATGCTGGTGGTTCAACAATTAACGAATTACAAGTGTATATTGGAGGTAGTTGGATAACTTTTCTACCATCTCCAGCAGGACAAACAGATAAATTTCTAAAAAGTGATGGTACAATATCTTCATGGGTAGATGCACCAAACGCATTAACTCAGGTAATATTAATGATGGGAGCATAAGTGCCAACAGTCTATAAAGTATTAGGACAGGTAAAGCCAACCGCAGCAACACTAACCAGTCTTTACACAGTGCCTGCAAGTACTTCAACGATAGTTTCAACTATAGTTGTATGCAACACTACAGAAAATTCTGACGAAATTCGGATTGCAGTAAGACCTGCGGGAGAGGCAATTGCGGATAAACACTATATTGTTCACACAGTTGGTGTACCAGGATTTGCAAATTACACCTATACTCTTGGAATTACTCTTGCAACAACAGACGTAGTATCAGTGTATTCTTTGGGCGGATTTTTAAGTTTTAATCTATTCGGAACGGAAATATCATAATGGCAATTACACAACAAGTAGTACCTTCAAAATTAAGACACCTACAAAGTTTTGTTTCTAGTGGAACTTTTTATCCACCAGCAGGAACAACAGTAGTTTTTGTTTCAGTTCATGGCGCAAGCGGTGGTGGTGCTGGGGGAAGTGCAAGATACAGTGGTAACAGCGTTGGTGGCACAGGTGGTGCTAGTAAGATTTCTGGTGGATACGTTCAAGTAAATCCACAAGCACCTCACGGAGTAACAATCGGCGCAGGTGGTGTTGGAATTGCTAGAAACAATGGCTCAAACGCAACGGCTGGAAGTGGTGGAACAACCAGTTTTGATGGTGCAATAACTACAAATGGCGGTACTGGCGGCAACTCAGAGTCATATGGTGGTGGCAACGCAGGAACAGCGGGCACTACAAGTGCTGTAACGGCATTAACAACCCTAAATCCATCTAATAACGCTACAGTTAGAGTTACAAGTTTTAACACATCAGGAACTAACGTTGCTGGTGGTGCTGGTGTTTCAGGTAACACTAGCGCAACCGCATCAAGTGGCTCAAGCGGTATAGTACACATTTACGGATACTAAAGGAAAAATATATGAAAAAATATGCAGTTTTAACAGATCAAGGAATAGTTAACAATATTATTGTTGCTGGTTCTTTAGAGTCAGCAGAAAATGCAACAAGTTCTTATTGCGTCCTAGTTCCAATAGGTACATTTGTTGACCTAGGATATACCTATTCAGATGGAGCATTTTCAGCACCTACTGAAGAAACACCTGCTTAATAATTTAATATAAAAGAACCCCCAAAGGAGAAATCCAATGGGGGTTATTTTTTTTATTAATTTTTTATTGCTTGCATGGATACTTGTTGTACCATTCTTGATACCTTTTTCCATTAACCGAACTCCAAGCAGACCAGTCTTTTCCACCATTGGTCATATGAAGAGCAATTTGAGCATTAACTACTGGGTTTAATAACTCAGCATTTGAGTCTAACTCAAATTTCTCTCTACGGTCTGACCCTAGTTCTCCAAGCATGTTTATTTGAAACACGCCATAAGAACTATCTCCAGTTCTTACATTACCATTGAAAGCAAGCGGACGACCATTAGACTCTGCCTTTGCAATAGCACAAGCAGACCTTAAAGCCTTTCCTTCAAACCCTACATGACGTAACATATCAACTAGTTGCTCATCAGTTAAATTATGAGCATTTTCATACTTTTCTAATTTTTTCTCTTTAGAAACCAAAAAGGCCACCTTTTGGGTGGCAGACTTAACGGACTCTTTAATTAGTAAGTTGTTTTCATTCGTTGCATTTGCAGCCCCTGAAAAAACAGTACCACAAATAACCAACGACAATACCCCTAGCCAAACATTTGCTTCTCTCATTGTAAAATACCTCCTAGAGAACAA